CTAAATATTGATAACTTCACCCCTTATGCAAGCTGTCCCGGCGTGGGCGTTTGCCGCTAATTTATAATTCTTCAGTTCGTCCCAGATCTCGCACATATCGCCGTCAAGATTGTGTAGATAGCGCTGTGTTACCTGCAAGCTTGAATGTCGCAGCAACTTCTGCACCACATCGACATCAGCCCCGCGCTTACGTACGTCAGTGGCGAAACTATGGCGTAGTTCGTGTAGCTGAAACCCCTCCAGCCCCGCCTCACGAAATTGCCGCTGTATTTTCTTGCGGATGCCGTCGACGGTCAACGGCTCAAAGTAGTTGCGCCTCGTCGTCTTAATCCACACGTAGTCAATCACGCCAGCCGCCCTGATCCACGCATCTAACCGCTCACGTGTTGTGTCGGATATATACACCCAGCCGTCTTTACGCCCTTTGCCTACTGTGTAAATTGTGCGTCCATCCAAGTCGTTCAGGCGTAAGTTAGCAAACTCCTGTGCACGCATCCCCGTATCGAACAGTACACGAATCATCACCTCAGTAAGCAAATCATCACAACCACTCAGTACCATTGCAATCTGCTCCGATGTATACCATTTTCGGCGGCATGGTGCAGGCTTTGGCTTTACTACCATCCGAGTTTTGATTTTCATCGGATAATTCATGTCTCGCAGCCAAGCTATCCACGACATCACCGTAGCAACATTAGTGCGTATCGTTGTAGAATTACACCTCGAACCGAGCTGCCCCAATGCCTTTTTCTCAATCCATCGATCAAGCTTTTTATTAGTTAATTGCGACATATCCTCAATATTTGTCTGGGCAATAAATCTACTTAATACACTGCGTTTTGTTGCCATAGTTGAGGGGGTTAATTGCTTCACATTCATACACCACTTCAGGTAAACTCGCAGCTGATTTTCTGCTGGCGTTCGCTTTATCTTCATCGTAAAACTCCTAAATCTCCCACCTCGTGTCTATATAGATCGTTATAATCATTGGAATATTTATTCCAAGTCTATATAGACCGTTTTTTGGTTAATTATTATGAAAAATCACCCACTATACCCTCCATTTTTCAAGCCAAGCTAGCTTTTTAGGCGGAATTGTTCGCCTAATTCGTGCCAGCTGGCGTTATTTGCTTTACAAATATCGCTATCGGTTATCTAATATCTAACAGTAGACATGCAAAAATCACGCCGCTAGATTTCTCCGGGCGCTACCCTCCATTTTTCAAGCCAAGCTAGCTTTTTAGGCAAATACCCATATCGCTATACATCTGCGATATCTTCGCTCTACCGCTATAATTCATATCTCGTCTGGCTCTTTCCTCCATTTTCCGTTGTTTCTTCTCTTGCCGCTGCCGCGCCAGTTCGTTGATCGCTCTGGCGATTCGGCTGCGCATCCACAGTAGCGACTGCTCCAGATTTTTAAGCGACCAAACCGACGCGAGGTACCGCTCAGGGTCGCGCTTAGTTTTTGCCACTTCAACTGATTCGTCGAACTCTTGTTTGTATTTCTTTTGTCGATTACGAAACATTGGCAAATATGCGTCATCTTTGATTAGCTCTGACGCTTTGCCGAGGTGTTTACGCATCGTAGTAATTCGTTTATTGTCTACAACGAACATATTACCCTCACTTATTTTTGATATAAGCTTGAGGTCAAAAAGAGAAAACCCCAGCAAAAAACATTACTGTTTTACTGAGGTCTCCCTTGCTCGATTGTTGTTCCCCTTTAATATAGCAAATTTTGATGGCAAAATCAAGATAAATGATTACCGCAGCGGATGCATTCATGATCATATCCGCTGCCCTGATACTGTCCGCAATATTGACAATTATGGCAGTGCTTGCAAATAATTATTGGCGTTTCACTTGTGATGTCGCACCACACACATTGATACGTCGCACACACCTTTGACTTGTGCTCAATCTGCCTGCCGGTCATGATCACTTCGCCCATCTCCGCCATAGCATTCTTTTTCAGCCGCTTCTGGCTCGGGCGTGGCGGTTCTACCGTATTCCCCGTGTAGTATAAACCATGTCCACTTTCCATAATCTTACCTTTCCGTGTAGCATTCCATTGCTGCCAACGTTGCCACATCCAAACTCCAACTTCAGTGTTTTTGCGCCACCAACCTCTGTCGGCTTGCCTTTAATTAGTCCAAATAGTTCCAGCTCATTTGAAAAATCATACTTTACGCTAGCAGTATCACCCTCCAGTCCAGCATTAAACATCTTGCGTCCGCCGCTACCGCCTATCCAACCAATTTTACGCAGTTCTGGCGGCGTAATGTTCTCCACCATTTGCCCCAGCTGTTCAATTTTATCAAAACCAATCGCCAGATAAACAAACAGGTTTTTTATCTCTATCAAATCCTTTGGTAAAAACACCACCAGCGTATGTGCCTCCAGCCATCTGCACTGCGCATCCGCCAGCGACACGGTCTTACACTGATATGGATATTCCTGTTTTCTACTACCAATCATAAGCGTGCCTCGTAATCATATACTTTAGTTCGCATAGCTTCATACTCAGGACTATTGTTTAGCAGCTTATCTCCCAGCGGTGCCTTGCCGGTACTCAGCATATCGATAATTACATATGTTTTGCCGTTGTAGCCAACATCTGTTGGTTGCGGTAGCATAGTCTCGTCAGCTACCAGCGTCTTGCCAATGCCGGCTCCAGCTGCTACATCGGTATTGCTTTTAACCGCCGAATAATCCACCGCGTCACCAACGGGTGCTTTCGCTGATAATAATATCCTGTAAGGTTGAGAGGTGTTCGTAGTGACGCCAGCTTTTGGATCGATATAGCGGTCAAATAGTTCAAAGTTATCATTGACGATTTCCAGCTTGGTATTTAAGACTGCCAACTTATGAGCTTCCACCGCCCACCATAAATATCTAAAAGGTGCGCCGCCTTTATTACCAGCACTGCCGCCCATGCCAGGCATACCAGTTACATAGATGTAATCCTTGCCTTTTATTTGCCCAGTTCGATAGCCCTTCTCTTGCCTATCGCCAATCATACCAACATCTCCGTTCCCAGTAGCAAATTTAACCGCTCCAGCTTAAAGCTTTGAGGCGGCACATCGAACGCCAGCACCAGCGCCATCAGTTCGCTGTCGCGCGTTCTCTCAGGAATGGCTGGCTTCATATTAAGTCCGCCAATCCGAATCCTGCCGTTCTCCGCCTTAATTGAATCGCTCTTGCCATACAGTCTGCGCCACATCTCATCAATTTGACTGCTCGATAATTTCACTGGCGTCAAGCCGTCAGCTGGCGCAAAAGCCGCACGCACGCCATTGCCTCCAGCCACTATGCACCACAAATCCAAATATGCCTCAACTATTTGTGCATAGTGGGGCATGAGCATGCGGATATATAGCACTGCCGACGATTGATTGCCTAGCGCTACATACTTGGCAACGTCGCCAGATCGGAATCCTTCCGCCTTGTCTTCCGCGCCGACAGACAGGTCGCGCTCAGTCGCATCGTAGTAGCAGTGCCCGACGATTGAACCGCGAACTGGCACGACCTGCCTCAGCATTTTTATTTCTCCTTAAGCAGCTTTATAATCGCACTAATCACAGGCATTAAACGGCTGATTCCCGCAGCTATTGCTGCCGAACCGCTTGAGAATATGAGAGACCCTGTCAATGCGTCTAGGCTTCTCATGAACTCGGTAAACTGCGGAACGCCGTATAAACCCGTAAACGCTATCATCGTTCCTAAGAATCCCTGTAAAAGTGTCCTCATGGCTCGTCCATTTTTAGTTTCTGGACTGAATAATAATTTAATCTTTTCCATATTTCCTCCTATTATTTTTCCTCAGTGCCATACACGCCGCGAGCTTCACGCTCAGCTTTGCGATTAGCTAGCCACATAATAGCTTCCTCAATCTTCGTGAGTGCCACGCTGTTTTCGCGGCATGGTAATTCTCGGTTATAACTTGCCAGCTTTGCGTAGGCGACAGTCAGTAAATCTTCGATAGATACGCCATCGCGTTTGCCTTCTCTACTTGCAAATTTGATTCTCAAAACCTCTTCGTCATTGATACCCTGCGAATATTCGTCGGCTGGCACGCCGCACCTAAGAGTGTTGTGTAATTCGTTTAGTGCGTTATAGTTTGACTTATTCATGGTTTCCCTCCATTATTTATTAAAATTTTTGAACAAATTGGTTAAAAATTCGATAATCTTATTGACGATTGTCTCCAATGCCGACACTCGCTTTTCTAGGCTGTCAATTGGCTTATCGCTCAGATACAGCTTATCGATTGCCAGCGTGCCGCCATCCAGCACCATCAAGTCATCATCAACCAATTTCGTAACGTGAGTAACGCGGACCTTTGTTCCCATTGGCAATTTCTTTGCCAATTTACCAGTAGTTAGGTCAGTAACTTCGCACTCTGAACGTGTCCAGAAATCTTGGTCGGCAATATCCTTCAGATTCTTTTGCCATGCCGGCTTATCTTTATTTGGATCGGTTGGCGCTACTAGTTCTGTCGCTGCAATACCGAACGGTTTATTGTTCTTAACTGCGTACTGCGATAGGTAGTATTTCTTGCCCTGCACCACTGTCTCCTTGGCGATATCGATAACAGTGCCTTTAGGAATTACATTACCAAACACTTCCATGGTTACCATATTGACGACACGCAGTCCTGCGGCTGGTGCGACAACCAGTTTTACATCTTCAATGTCTCTCAAATTACGCACCCACTCGCTTCGTTTCAGCTCTTCCGCTTGGCGAGCCAGCTCTGCACGGCGTTGGTGCGCCTCCTGAGAATTATTTACATCAGCACGAATTTGGTCGATTGACCATCCCTTAGCAGCTTGTGCCAAATAGTGCCGCAATCCTTCTGGGTCAACTTCACGCCCCAAAATCGAGCGGAACACTTCGCGGATCTGCGTCTCGTTGACTGTCGGACGCGAACCGCCGCCAGCATGATAGCGGTCAGCGATTGCACGGATACGGTTCTTGTCGATTGGTGAGCAACTAGTGTTGAACCATTCTTTATGCACATAAATATTTAGGCGGCGGCCGTAGGCTTTCTCCATATCGTAGTGGAACTCGCCCATCGTCTCATAATCACCATCGCTAAGGCGTGTATTACATTCATAACCGACTGTTGTAGCGTTACCTCTAGCGTTACCGGCGTGCCAAGCAGCGTTTACTGCGTCAACAATCCACGCCACCCTGCCAGCCTCGCCAACAGTATGCGCTGAAGTATTACCATTAGCGCGGCATAGATAATTCACTATCGACATAAAGTCTGAATTACTACCCCACCAGTGATACGTTACGCCCTCTACAGCTCGCGCCATGCCATACACTGCTGGTACTTGGCTTCCGGGTGTATAATTCGGCGAGTTAAACTGCGTTAATTCTTGATATGCCATTTCCTATTCCTCCTTTAATATTTTCTTGATGAACCGATAAACAAACTTAAAAGTTGCCGCAAGCAGTAAACCAACCACTGCACCACTAAACGCGCCTGCAAATATCGCCATAAAAAATAACTGCTCTAACATACTCATTTAGCGATCCTATCGATAATTACCATTTTTAGTATTGCTCCAACCACAGCGGCGATGATAAACCAAACTATCCTTGCCTGGTTATCTTCCAGTTTATCCAACCTATCTTCGTGATTTCCTACATCTTTTTCCAGCTTCACCAGCCGCTCTACTACCACCGTCAAATCCAGCCTGTCAATCTTTGCACTGATTGATTCTATCTGGTTTCTGATATTTTGTATGTCGGCGTCCATCTTTCCTAGTTTCTGCCACAGCTCCGCTTCGTTAGTATTATTTGCTGCTGCCATGTTCTGTAGATCTCCTTTCTCTCACCCTCAGGCCGCAACCAAATAAAAATATGCGTCCTGAAACGCATATACTTACCTACATTATACCACGATTTTGCCGTAAACATAATACATTTTTCATGGTTCTATACAACCAGAGAAATTAGCAGATAACCTAACCGACTATAAAACCGCTGAAGTAAATACAGGCAAAAAATGGATAGATGGTCGCCCTATTTATCGTAAAGTTGTACGTGGCGTTGTGAATATGACTGGTGGATACAACACCTCAAGTTTGCCACATGGTATTCAAGATCTATCTAACAGCTGGGAGTTAATACGCTACTACGGCAATATGCGGCTATCTGGCAATCTTAATGATAATCCTATCAAGCAAGCGTTTCCATATATTGAAGGTACACATCAATCAGGCATAACCTCAATTGATAAAAAGAATATTACTATTTCTGGTAGTTATGCTTGGGGCAATTCAGAGGTGAGTGTTACTTTAGAGTATGTTAAATAATTAAGCTGCACCAATCGCAATCCAACTAAAGTAATACACGCCTCTTAGCATAGTGCCGTCAAATCGCCGACACCTCGCTGTAAATGATGAGTTTGTGATGCTGACCGCCCCAATCGCCGCGCCAGCCCAAGACGGATTTGGTGTATCTGACCATGGGTCGCCAGCGTCGCCATAACCGTTATATGTGCAGATGACGGTTGGTATCATTCCGTTCTCAAATTCCTTTGGAAACGTGACGGATGTCGTAGCCTCTACGGCGTCAGTTGGCACTCTTACTCTTGCCCGACCATACTGGATGATAGCAGGTACAACTGGCAGAGTGGCATTGTCTTGTTTCGATTGAATAAAATCTTTCCAGCCAATATGTTGTGGTTGTATAGAACCATCGCCTATACCTGTTCCATCATGAAAACTAGCGTCATTTGCCACTAAAAGATTCATCTTTGCGGCTGTCAAAATCTCGCCTGGTATAAAGTTCAAATTAACATACGCCATATTATCTCACCCTTTCTACTTGAAATGTCTCAAATCGCTCAATAATCATACCTTTATCGCTATACTTCAGCTCGTAATCCGCCTGCTCTTTATTGGTGCTTTGCTTTAGTGCCACTTCGCTCTCCAGCTGCGCTCGCTCAAACGGACTCATGGCAAAAGAATTCACTAGCTCTGCTGGACTAGCCTCGCCTGGCTGCACTGGATTTATCGTTCCTCGCTCAAATTTAGATAACCGTGTATCGTTGCCAGTTAATGCTTCGTAACCAATCATCGGAAATCCTTCAGGCGTTTTATCCAGCCTCTCGCGGGTCGTCAGAAATAGTCCCTGATAGTCATAAATATCACGGTTGCCTCCACGCCTAGGCGCAGTAATTGCCGAAAAGCCCTGGATTATTTTCGCTGGAAAGCACTCAACCGCCACCACCAGATTAGTTTTCAGACACCTCACAAAGTACACCTGGCTGTAATGCTGAGCATAAAAATCAGCCATTTTCTCTAGTTCGGCTTGATCTTGCGTTTGCTTGGCTGTTTCACTATCCATTATTCCCTCCAATAAAAATACGACCGCCGCTCTGGTTGGTCGTATATACTGCTTACATTATACCACACTTAGTTTGCTAGCACATCTCCGCCATCCAGCGTTGATCTATCTAGCTCAAACACACTAACTTTTGGACGCTCCTCCACCTCCAAACTCTGCCGGAAGTTAGCATTCACGCCACCCGCCAGCTCGTAACTGGTAATAAAACAGTTAAAACTATCCGCCAGCTCATCAATCTGCAAGTCTACCGTATCGCCAATCTGCAAATACGGCACGAAAAAGTTGTCCAGTTTGAATTGCCTATTTGGGTTTGAATATAGCGTTACGATATTATTAGCAATCGCTCTCGCACCGCCGACATCCTGCACCAGATTATTTTCAATCTTCAATACCTCCGCACCAACGCCAGTTGACGTGTCGGGATTGACACCGTACTGTTCAATACTTGGCTCACTCACAGCGTTTTCAGTAATCACCTGAGTTACCTTTGCTGGTACGCCCCATAACTGGATACGGTTAATATATCCGTCCACGCTTGAGTTATTGCGGAAGGTCATTTTGTAAGTGCTGCCAAAATTATAAACCGATACCAGCTGCACATTGATTGCACCGCCTCCGCCGTCAGAATTTCTCGTACCAGAATACATCGATGTACCAGAATTACTGCTTGCATGAATTGGTCTGTCCACACTCACAGCATAAAAATCCCCGACATTATCCTGAAACTCAGCGAAAATGTCGATAGTCCTGCCAGCTCGTATCTTCGTCTGTTCGCTGCCTTGCTCCAGCTCCCACAATTTTTGAAACGCCTGCACCTTGAATGGCTTGGCTACCACCTGTGCCGAGTTTATCACTGGCGTTGACTTAATTTGTAGGTTGGTCAGATTAGAATAACTGAATGTATGAGCTGTCGGTTGCATCTTTGCCAGATGTGTCCTGTTCCAGAACCGAATTATCCCCTGCTCATCAACGAACACCAGCGCCGCTTCCGCCTCTGCCAGTTCTTTTAGCAGATCGGTTACACTCTTGTCTTTTGGTGATAAATAGCCAATCGCCACCTGTTGCGACCGGTCGATTTCAAACTGGTTGGTACTGAACCCCTGCTCAATCAGCAAATCCCGCACAATTTCGTGTGCAAACTTACCCACGAACGCTGGCAAATTAGAATATTTTGTGTCCAGATAGGTAATCGCGTCAAACGCCGTCAGCTCCACCGTCTGCTCTACGATATTTACTGTCGGCGTACCCACGAATCCAACAAAGTTTGTGATCATTTCGCCGTCATACCCAGTTAATATCTTTATCGGCCGCCCCGCCTTGATAAATTTGCCAATCACTGGGTCTTTCTCCGGTAAGAATCGCCCCGTCGTATTATTCAGCGTGATTGTCGCCTGAGCTGTAACTACACCCCATGAATAACTGCTCACCTTTTTACTGATTTTGAAGTTCTTAGCGTAGCGGCTTTCGTCCGTATACACATACTTGTCAAAAAACGTCACCACATCGCCTGAACCCTTCAGAAAATCTCCACCATCCAGCGCTGAAGAATCCAGATTAAAGAACCGTGTAGTAGGATTTATTTGCTTACTCCACCCCAGCATCACCGCGAAGTCGGTCTGTTTACGCGGCGCGCTCACCTTGCTGATAAAATTAGCCGAAACTGCCTGCATTTACACCTCCCGAATTGTTACGGTTAGGTTAGTCATCAAGCTACCGCCGCGAATATACTCGTCGGTGTCGCAATCTGTCATGATCCCGTCAAACTGAAGCACGCCGTATTTTGATTGGTCGTTATAAAAACTCACTGTGCCAGCGGCATTAAAGATGTTCTCAAAGAATCGAAACTGTGCTGGCGTCACTGCCGCAAATATCATCTTGGCACGCTTTTTGGATGGAAAGCTGTGTCGTTCAATACTGCCATTGATTGAAAGGTTGTCAGTCTTTACTACCACTGGCGAATCATCGTAGCCGCTTGGATAAATTGGTATTTCTTGTCCGTTTAATCGTATCATCGGAGTGCTCCTAGTTGATCAAGCCGCAGTCCTTGTGCTTTTAGTGCTCGATTGATTTGCTTTGCGATATTCACTGCATCCTCCTCGCTAAATTTCTCGTCTCTAGTGGTCACATTCACGGTGATATTGACATCTCGTGCGCCAACGCCGTCGCTTCGTCTATTGATTTGCGTTACCAGGCTCGCCATTTTACTTTCTGGCACAACCCATTCATTCTGTCCGCCGTCACCAGCATAAATAATCGAACCGCCGCCTTGCGGCGTAACGATACCACCGGTCGCCATTCGTGGAATATGTAAACTTGGAATATTGCCAATGTGTACGCCTGGAATCTTATTGATAAGTCCAATTGCACCGTTAATCATGCCAATGAACCCGTTTGCCATCCTCTCGACCATGCTTAGTGCACCATTAACTGCACCCCTGACCGCACCGCCAATAGCATTACCAACGAAGCTGCCCAGCCTTCCGAACATCCCAGTGATAGTATTCCACACGCCGCCGAAGAATCCTGCTAGCCCGCCAAATATGCCAGTAATCGCGTTCCACGCTCCGCGGAAAATACTGCCAAACCATCCAGCCACGCCAGCAAACACACCGACGATACCGTTCCACACGCCACCAAACCAGCCAGCTGCCGCATTCCACACGCTCACGATAATGTTCCATGCGCCGGCAAATATTCCACCAAACCAGCCCACGACAGCCGAGAATATTATTACAATGCCATTCCAGACATCGGCAAAGAATCCTACCACAGCATTCCACACCGCTACGATAGCGTTCCATGCACCCTGGAATAGTCCGGAGAAGAATCCAACCACCGCATTAAACGCAGCAACAATCCCATTCCACGCTCCCTGGGCAGCGGCGACTACGCCATTCCAAAAGTCCGTCAGCCATTTCTTGACTGTGTCCCAGTTGGCGATAATTAGCGCCACCACACCAGCAACAATAGCCACAATAGCACCGATCGGACCCATCGCCATCAACCAAGAGGCAGCAATCCTAGCACCAGCCACTAACGCTTGTACGCCCATCATCACAAACGTCGCTACCGCCTTTGCACCCATCACTACCACACCAGCCGTCCATTTGCCGAAAGCTATAGCCCCTTGCACACCCATAATCCCAGCGTGAATTACGGCTTTGCCGCTCATCAGCACAAAGTTTTTTATAGCTCCGGCGCTAGCGATAGCCGCGTTCTTGATCCATGAGCCAAAAGCTATAGCTCCCTGAACTGCCATCTTGCCAGCGTTGACTGTCGCGGAAACAACAGTCTTCGCCAAGCTCTTGGCTATTTCAGCTGCCATTCCTGCACCCTTAACTGCTGCATTTTTTGCCATCACAGCAAACGACTTCGCCGCTTCAATGCCAATCTGCACTAGTTTCGGCAATACAATTGTTCCGATGATGATGCCTAGATTTATCAATAGTGTTTTATTGTCGTTAATCCATTTCGTGACAGCATTAAACACATCACTAGCAATCTTTTTTGCCTCTTCGAACTTTGTAATAAACCAGTCTGCCACAGCCTGCCCAAAATCACTCACAGCTTTCTTAGCATCATCAAAGAACTTACCGACACTCTCGGCGATACTCTTAACAGTGTTGCCGGCACTCTCTAAAAAGCCCTTGATGCTATTTATGGAATCGTTCCAGGTGTTTTTAATCCATTCAGCAGCCTTGCCGAAAATGTTGAATTTCATCTGGAGGAATACGAGAGCCGAAACTACGGCTGCGATGGCAACTGCCCACAACATCATCGGATTACCAGTTAGTGCAACACTCAGTATCTTGAAAGCACCGGCTGTACCCTCTATTCCTTTTTTATATTCATTAACCTGCTTAATCGCACCAGTTATGCCCGACCCAACCTTCATGATCGCCCAAGCACTTGCCAAAGATGTTAGTGCCGGGACTAGGTTGTTTATGATCGTATCTGCAACCTTCTGCACTGTATCCTTATTATCTTCCAGCCAATTTGTCGCATCCTCAACGGCTTTGCTGATTTTGTCGAACACGCCGCCAGCTTTGACTTGGCCGGTCGCTGCATCCACGCCGACAATTTTCATGCCTACGTTGGTAATTGTCTCCAGCAGGTTGCTCATGCGACCGTTAAATGTGCGAGACTGCTTAATTGCACCCTGAAAAGCCATACCACCCTCAGCACTCGCCATCTGGAGCGCCTTACGTAGCACGTCAGCCGTAACCTTACCCTTCGACAGGTCATCGCCAAAGGTTTTAATGGAGTGTCCCGCACCCATCGCTGCGATGATGTATTTTTTGAAACCACCAGCGCCTTGGTTGATGATCTGATACCAGTCTTGCGTCATCATTTTGCCAGTACCGATTGCCTGCGTAATTGGCAGTGCCAAGCCCTGCAAATCCGCACCTGTTGCACCCGCTAAGTCGCCCAAGTTTCGCATCCAGCCCATCAAATCCTGGACTGCCACGCCGTTTGCCAGGAACATTTTGGCGGTCGCCTGAATAGACTTGTTATCAAACGCCGTCTCTTTACCGTACTGATACAGCGTTTTCATGACGACGTTCGTCGATTCTACTGATCCTGTCAGCGATTCAAATGACGATCGCAGTGACTGCAATTCAGATGCACTTTTTACAAACGACATCAATCCAAAGCTACCGCCCACCGCCACCGCAGCGACGCGCTTCAGGGTCGATTCAATGAATCCGCCCGCTTGGCTAAACGCATCCTTCAAATTAGCAGCATTGCCGACTAGTTTCTTGCCTACATTGCTGCTAAAATTTTTAACGCTCGCCTGAGCAGTCTTCAAGGCAGCCTGCAAGGCTGATACGTTTGCTCGAATTGTCAGAGTGAGTGTGCTGTTATTCATCTTCCGCCTTCTTTTCCTAGCGGACGAAAAACAACAAAAAATGCGGCTCAAAGTCCGCATATATTACCCATATTATATCACATCGTGGTATAATCCCTCCATAAGGAAAGGAAAAACAAACTGCCACCATGTTTAATCTATTTAAGAAGAAAGAGAAACTACCGCTACTCGCCAGTGGCGAATATAACGGGACGTATAATCCCATAAAAGATAGTGTTTTGTCAGCTGAGTTGGCGTTTAATCACGATGGCGTCGTCTTTTCGTTTGATAAAGGCATCAAAAAAGATATTGTGCGGAGTTTTGATTGGTCAGAAGTCGAGGGTTTCGACTTCAATTCAAAGAAAGAAGACAAAACCGTTGTTTTTCGTACAATATTGTATTTGAAGGACGGGCAAATCACTCTAATTAAGCCAATCGAAGAAAGCAACGTTCAATACGGCATTATCACCACGCTAGAACCTCACTATAAGAAAATACGCGAGTTTGTCGCCCAAAAAATAACATCATCAGAAGGAGTTCAAAAATGAAACATCGCAAAGGCGGTTTTATACATATTATCATTATCATAATTGTTGTAGTTGTCGGCATTGGTGCAATCGGAAGCATGGGATCGTCAGAAAAGGCAGTCAATCAAGCCAAAGAATCTGTTCAAAAAGCTGAATCTGACCCAAGCGACAGCAATATCAATAAAGCCAAGTCAGACATCAACAAATTACCAGAAGATAAACGTGGTCAGTTCTCTGAACGTATTGCTAAATTAGAAAAAGCCAAGCAGGAAGAAAAAGAACGTGCTGACAAAGCCAAGAAAGAGGCTGAGGAGAAGAAAAAACAAGAGGAGGCAGCCGCTGCCGCAGCTAATCAACAACAAGCACAATCACAGCCTGCCGCTTCATCGGAGCTGAATTTTAGCAACTGCAAAGAAGCACGTGCCGCTGGTTATAGTCACATACGCCGAGGCGAACCTGGGTATGCACCACACCTTGATAGAGACGGCGACGGCATCGCCTGCGACAAGCACAGATAAAAGCAGAGGCAGCTTACTGCTGTCCCGCTTTGTCGATCTGCTCCTTTTCGACTACCGCCTCAACTTGACGTCGTGCTAAGATAGCCGCGGTAAACTCTTCTGGCTGATCCATGTATTCATCGTACGTCCATCCATATTCCTTACAGATAAGCGCAATCTGAATCATCTTTGGTACTTCGCCAGAACCGTTGCGCAGCGCGCGGTCATATTTAATTGACCACGCCTCTATTCTTTTGGGAGCTCCTTATCCTTGCCGAAGACCTCCATAACCTTGTTGCTGATTGTCTCGTAGTCGTCGCCAAATTCGCTGTCCATCAGTGCCTCAAATGGTTGTTCGCGATTGCCGCAGTATTCCAGCAGCAACTTCTCAATCAGTTTGTCGCTCGCGCCCATGACGTTGCCCAGATCAACATCCACATCGCCGCCACTAGCTTCCATCTCCTTAGTGGACATGGTTTGACCTTCCAGCATTAGCCGTCGGTACATACTGCGGTCACGGTTGCGAATAAACCCTCGGATAACGGCATTACGTCCGTCTTTTAGCTCGATAAACAGTTCTCGATTACTCATTTATTTGCTCCTAGTACTCGTATTTATTAACCAATTCAGCTTCGATAGTCTTGCCGTCTGTGATATTCAGTAAGCCCTCAAAGTTGATCGTCTCAGTTGAAATATCGCTCAGTCCGTAGCTCGGCTCACGGCTAGAAATTGCCACCTTGCTTATAGTAAACAGCAGACTGGTTGGCGTGGTGTTACCGGCTTTGTGGTTTTTGTCGATAAAGCCAAACTGCATTGCCTGAGTTGTACCGTTCAGCATCATGCCTTTGTAGGTGTCGTCGGTGTACAGTTTCTCGATTGAGCCGCTAACCTCAAAGTCTTTGTTAAAGATTTCCTGAATGTCATCCTTAGAACTTGACGTCTGAACTGCTTCCAAGTTTTTCTTAATTTCCAGGCTGAAACTCTTAACATCCTGAAGCTCTGGCGCTGCTGCTAGCCCGGCTGCATCGGCTGCCATTTTCAGCAGCACGTCCTTTGGAATAAACTCTGTCTCGGTCGAATCGTACGCAATAGTAACGGTTGACGGCGTTACGTCCTTGGATTTTTTCGACATCAAGCTTACTTCAATCTTCGGATAGTCATCAGGTGTCCATGAAATCTTAAAGCTCTCAATCATAGCATACGGGAACTGCCCGCAAAACACCGATTCCTTAATGGTGATAGTCGAGCTAATATGAGTATTCTCATTATTCAGCGAGAATAAGTGTTTTTTAGCTCCCGTATCGCCAGCAACAGGCGTCGTTGCAGCTTTTTGACCAAACACTAGCGCCAGCCAGTAATAAAGTCCCTTCGCCCACGTCTTGCCGCCGATTGAACCCTCGCCTTTGACGCTCATCACATCGACAGCGTTGTTTTTGGTGATGTTATTGTACGCCGATTCGTTAGTTTTCGTCTCTGGTGTGTCCTTAAAGCTAAAATCCAACTGCGGATAAAAATACGTCGGCATTTTAGCAGTGCCTCTGGTGTCTTCCAGCGCCAACCCCACGGCGGTCTTTCGACCTGTTACAATCTTTTTCTCTGCCATTATTCCTCTCCCTCCTTATTTTCGGCTTTGGCTTTTTTAACTGCTTCTTCAAAGCTTTCTGCTTCGACAGACACGCCGAACTCTGGCAGATAAAATGACTGCTTCGGTGCGGGTGCTGCTGGCTGATTATCTTTCTTCACGGTTAATCCCTTTCTTACGCGAAATCATCCAATGGGCAAAAGAAAATGCGACCAAGGCTGATCGCATATACTACCCGTATTATACCATGGTGCTTACATTTATCCAACCATATCGCGAGTGCGCACCGTAAATCGTATTAAAGCTTCGTTAGTAAATACGCTGCCGCCCCGCTCGCTGACTACATACTCTATTTCCGTTTGGCTACCCAGGTCGATTATTAACTCATCAGATTGCTCGTCCTGGAATCGTCTCAGCACAGATAAAATTGTCTCAGGTAGTAATTTATTCTTACTATCTCGCCCGCAAATCATCTTTACCAGTGCCATATGGCTTCCGCTACGTTTTGCCGTGCTATTAAAATCCCTAGTAAGGTCATATGCCACGTTGATTAACACCGTCGAGTGAGTTTCGATTGAATGCGAGGCATCATCAATGACACTCTGCCGCTCGTAACTAATAAAGCACATCGGCAAGCTTGATTTGTCCACCACCATTGGATCGCCCAGATAGTATTTATTTCTCAAGTCTTTCGGGCCATGCTCATTTAACAGGTTGCGCAGCTTTGCTAAAATTGGGTCTTCATATTGCATTATCTCTCTCCTTCAGCTTCTAAATAGATTTGTAATCGTTGGCGAACATACCGTGCTTGCGATTCGGTCATACCCCACATCTTGCGTGCTGGCATATTTTTCGTACCCATCTGATGATATTTGAAATACCGCGTCGGGTTTTTAATAACTGCTTTGTCGCTGTATATTTCCGCCTTAAAACCATCCTTCATCTTGCCTGTCTTATTTAGTAGTGGCCATGGATAATTTCGCTTACGCTTCCGCCACGGTGCGCCAAAAACTGTACCACGCTTGCCACTAAAGTTCTTGGAAATCTCATCTAGCATAAAGTTAGCTGCTTCCTGTAGTGGTATTCTCAGACTACTAGCACGCTTCCATCGATTTAACAGTATCTGATTAAATTGCTTCAGCTCCTCGCCGTCAACCGTGACAGAAATTGGTACTTTTTGCCCGTCCATTTACCAATCCTCGCTACTGATGTGCGGTCTCTTTGAAAAAAGATCTCCGTCATCCCGCGCCGCAAATCCTTGAGCGCTTTTTGAACACGCTCCGCCGCAAACCGTGGCAATTAGCGTGTTCAGTTTTTCGTTTGCCAGCTCCAATTTCTTATAGCCATCCTTGCTAGTATTTTCAATGTCTTCATTAAAGCCATAATCCCGCACTAATAGCATACCGGCAGCCATTAGTCGCTGAATGTAGCGTAATGTGGGCTTATAGTCCTCAGCCCAGGCAGCCTCGCACGGAATCTTTGATATGATTTCGCTCAGGGCTTCAGCCCGCACTTTCTCGACATATTCAGGCTCTGCACTAGAACTAGCAAATCGCACCGATACTTCCTGCCCAGAAACAACCGGCTTTTCCAGCGTAATCAACGCATTGGTGGTGTCTACTTCGGTTACTTTGACTAGCTTATTATCCACCAGCACTCGCACATCTTTTACGTCAATTGTATCGTCGCCGTTGACGTCAGCCAAGATATAGTCTCCTAGCGAAATTACCGAACTGCTAACATCGTTAAACTCCAGTAACTGGCGGTGATACAGTCCCGCTTCCTGTAATATATCTTTGATGGTTTGGTTTATCTCGTGCTTCATATTGTTTCTCCTAATCCTCAAACAAAGGCGGGCGAATCATCCCCCGCCTCAGGTCTGCCGACTAAGAACCTTTCGCAGCAATGATAAATTGTGCTGCTTGGTAAGCTGCGTCGTAACGACCACGCAAGCCCCAGCTAAAGATATCAGTCTCGAATGCCTTGTCGCTGTTCAGATCGGTCTTCGCAACAGGTGCACCAACCTTGATTCGCTCAGCGATGGTTAGCGGACACATACCTTCCTTGGCTGCTACTAAGAACGCCGCCTTGCCAGCGATACGTGGGTCAACGATCAGTTCAACACGCTTGTAGTTAGGGTTGCTCTGGCCGTTATCCAAACGTTCGCGGAGCAAGATTTTCTCAGCTTCCTCGCGGTTCTCCAAACCAACGATTAAGTGGGTTGGAATTGGGTTGATAAAGTCGCCATCAGCATCTTTCATGCCAACCAACGCATCGAAAGCTTTACTAAATGTTGCGGCACTGAATGCGCCAGTAACCAAGTTACCGCGGTCAGCGTGGAAGAATGGCTTGCCGTCGCTCAAGTTAGCAGTAAAGCCAACAGGAAGCGCTGCCACAGCCAATGCGCCGTAGTGACGTCCGCTCTTAGTAGTCATCACGCGGGTTTGGTTTGGAATCTGGCCGAGGTCATCGTCTTCAATCTTTTCACGTTCAACGTCCAGGGTTGACTCCCACTTTCGTGGAGCGATTGTGTGAACGGTGTTGTCAGCCACACCGTGTTTGCGCTCTGACTTGAACTCACGCATGCCAGGCACGCTGTTAAGTGTTACGATGTTATTAACCGCACCTGTCACTGGTGTGATATCGTACAAAATGCCCTGCAGAGGGTCTTTGTACTCTTTTTTAGTAGTCTTGTATACCGTTTTGATGGCGGTATCAAGCTTTTGTAGCATTGCTCTTAAATCCATCTTATATTCCTTTCTTAGCTCAGGCGAACGCCTACAGTTTTATTGTCAATAACTTCAACAATCTGTCCGATTGCCGGCGCGGTGCTACTGACGGTTGTTGTTACTTTGTCGGGTGTAGCGATAGCAACAGCCTTGCCTAAATCAGCAGCCGCTACTGCGTCGATTGCCAGCTGGAACACACCAGTTCGATAAACGCGTACCTCGTCCTTAATTAAGCTGCTGGTGTTTTCCATAGCAACACCTAAGAATGGCTTTACTCCAGCTTCTGCTGCCTTAGCATTACCGCTAGCGTCAACAGTAACTAGTTGTCCGCGATTGATTACATTGCTACCGAATGGAGCTGAAATCAAATCGCCGTCTTGTCGTAGAAATGTCATTATTGTTTCTCCTTCTCACGCTTTACTTCTTTATAATCTTCTTCATTCAGTCCGAACCGCTCGATGTCTGCTTTATCGGAGTCATCCAGCTGAACTTCATCACCATTTCCATTGCCGCCTTCACCGCCATCTTCGCTCAATAGCCGCATTGCCGGCATTGCCGCAAAGAGTTCCGATAATAACACATCAACAGATTTGGTTTTCTTGTCAGATAACTGCACCTTGGTGTCTTTGGCGGCACAGAGCGCCAAATAGCTCTCCTTTTGAGCTGGGACAAGCTTGCCCTCAGAGAGCAGCTTCTCATATTCAGCCTCAGCCTGCTTCTCCGATAGCTCTCGCTTCTGCTTTGCCAGTTCGGCTTTTTCCCGAGCCAACTCAGCTTTCTCAGCTTCAAGCGCTTTCTGCTCTTCAGATAAGTCTTTCTTATCAGATAGGTTATCCTCTCCAGACTTGTCCTCGTCTTTATCTTCTGGCTCTTTAGCGTCAGCGATTTGCTGCTTTACCGCTTCCTCCTGATCTTCAGGAATTTCAACGTCTGCACCAGCAGCGACGGTTGCGGTCTTCTCCTCGCCGTCTTCCTGCCACTTCACCTCGACGTCAAAATCACGGTCGTTAGTTACTGTTACTTTATTCATCCCATTCTCCTCTCTCTTGTTATTAGATGAATCACTAAGCACAATGGCTGCCTGCGACATGTCAGACAGCGCCGGCTCAAAGGCGTGCATACCTTTGAGATATGGGTCGGTCACTAGCCCTACATGTTGGAGTACCGCACCCTTGAGTGAGCCATCTTTCTTGTCCTTGTATTGCAAATCCATACCCATTGATACGTTTGGAATCAGGTTTTTGTCGATTTTATCGGCAACTGCATCGTCGCGAATTTCTATCAAACCGTACAAGCCGTCTTCTCGTGCCTCCAGCTCCAGCAACTCGCCAGTATTAAGGCTTGCCAAGCTTGAGCTGTCATACGGGTGTCCTAGTGGCACTGGCACGTAGTCCAAAACTTTGTCATTAAAGTTCTTCACCAGCTGATCAACTAGGTTTTTGTCAATAACCAACTTTGAATTATCCCAATCATTTGGGTCTATCCATTCTCCATAAGGACAAAGCTGCTTCCAATACCGCTTATACTCGCTCTTGCCCTCGTCGCTCAGGCGGATGTTATCTCTTGTCTTTGTCGAAACTGTAAACATATTATTTCTCCCGATACGCCCCAAGAGAAATTTGCCCCAAAAGAAAATGCGACAAACTCGCTTGTCGCATATACTAGTCGTATTATATCATACTTGTGGTTAAAGCAAAACTATTTGTTTTTATGTTGCTTTTCCAGCTGTTCGTCTAGGTATTCAGAATCCATTTGCCAAATAGTGTGCATCCGTTGAACTGCTCGGCTCGGTTTGTAGTTTGGATCGGCGAGGCGCTTCTCAACTTCCTTGGCTGTCTTATTCAAACTAGCCATCATTTCATCAGTCAGCAAGTTCTCTGATTCATCAGCGAGGTATTTAGTGTCCTTCGTCATTTCTACATCAGCCATGATAATTCCATTATCTAATTTCTTAAGTCTTTTTACAACAAACTTCTTGCCTCTGGACAGCAGATATTCGCCCTCATTTATCATTGAGGTAACGCCATTATCTGCTAGCACTTTCTCCATATCCAAATACGGCATATCTTTTGGAGCCTTAAAAATAAATACGTATTTATTCGCATCAGATTGTTGCGCAAACTCTATTGACACATCCTGACTGGTGGATGTAGAAAGAAAATTAGGATTATCGACAATATCATTAACCGACAACTTTGATTCTAGCCCAATGCCACGATACAGCACCACGTCCTTCTCCAGCTTCGTCTTCCTAATCGCCTTATCCAACTGCTTAATGTCAGCCTCAGCATACTCGTTCATCGGCTGGCGACCCAATAACGCCTGATTGATATTTATAAACCCATTGCCCTTGTAAGTTTCAACGCTCAACAGCTCCGCTTTGGTGTATTGTGCCATGTATGGGTTCTCTTCAATCAACTGCGGCTTTGGTGTCCTCTGAATCTTCTCAATATTGTGCATCTGCGTGTTGTTTGGCGGGTTGATTTCATCCTCTGGATTGTCGCCGAGAAGTCTTGTAAACGTCGAGCGGCAGTTAAAGTGTCGTGGCGGGATGTACTCAGAGTAGGTTTGCCACTCTTTCCACGTCATCACTTTCCCATCCAGTGCGCTACAACCAGGCGAAGTTCGTGCATCCAGAATCGCCGAATACTCCAGTATATCGTCATCGTCCCACACTGAATTACGACCAGAATTAACCGCTTGTGCGATTGAATACGACGCCGTATCTAGCAGCTTTGTCGCAAACCACGCTAGGATCAGCTTCAAAACCTCAGCGCTGTAGTCTGGATGCTCGTCATCCAGTACCACTCTGTTCATTACCAGGCTTTTAGCGTAATTGGTCAGATCATCTTGCTGTTTTTCAATAATCCAGTTAATGTACTCAACTGCTGCTTTTGTCAGGTCGTTACCATTCTTCGCTGCTGGCTTACCTATTTCGTCGCTAGCACTGATTTTTCCAACCTGATACCCCTGCTTAAAGAACGATACTAGCGTTCGGCGGTATTCCACTGGAAACACCACCGCGCCAACGTCGCTCACTAGCTTTGATTTCGCGACCTCCTGGCTAACCTCCTCCGCCACAGTCTCATAAACTGGGCGGATTTGGTCTAAAAAACGTTTTTCTAGCTCCTGCCATCTGGCGTCAAGCTTTTTCAGGCTCTCGCTCGGTTCATGCTTGTGCTTGTCACTCATCGTTCGCTGTCCAGTCGGCGTTCCGCCAGCCTCTTTATCCTTGCTAGCATTGCTTTCAGTATTCTCAGCCTGCTCAGTACGTCGCTGCTTAATCTTCTCCACGTCAAAGCCCAGCCGTGTCGCTGTTGCATCCTCAATCTCGCTAGCCATCGCATCAGACATGCGGTCTTTCTGAATCATCGTCGTAAAGGCGTTAAATATCGCACCAACTACTTCGTTGTCCAGCTTCTCGAATGCAAAAACTGGATAGCGCGGTTCGCTAAAATTAATATCAATCAAATCAGCGATGATGTATTGGTTAATGTGTGCCGCTAGTTTATTCATGACAGATTCTAAGCTCATACGGAACATCTTCGCTTGCGTGTCACTCAATGCAAAGCTGCCAGTTGAGCTCGTCCCCTGCGAACCCAATAACATAAAGTTAGCCAGGAACACTCTTGCCATTTCAGAGTTCTGCCGCTCAATCGATTGATGAGGGTCACGTCCCTCAGAGTTCAGTACTTCAAGTTCGTAATTTGGCGGCAAGGTCGCCGTTGAATTAACCTTACCTAAACGACTTAATACGTTCAATACTTTCGACATTACTTTGTCATCAGCTTTTGCAAGCGTGTCGCCAGTATTTTTCAACACCTTCGGTTTGATAGCGTCATTTTGCAAAGCAATGCTATCCAGGTATTCCAATTTCCATTTCTTGTCGTAATTTCGCCAAAGTGACGTAAATATTGAACGTCCATAGTACTGATCGTATCGCTTACCTGGCGTAAATAGAAACGTTTTGTATGCTGGAATATCCACTGTAGAGCCATCTTCTTGCGTTTGTTTAATTCCCTGGTAGCCCTCTTTCAGGTCGCTTCGGATTTCCACACTCCTCGAATCCCGCAGTGCCAGCTTCTTTAACTCATAGCGGCTTTTATTGAGCCGATACACCTTTTCCCATACTTGAAAACCATCCACTAGTGCCATCATCGACTGGTCGAGGAACAAATTAAACGGCGTTTCAATGCCGCCTTTATAGCTCTCGCTCAGTAAGTTGTTTCGTACGAACTCTGCTTGTGTTTTCGCCTCAGTGCTCTCGTCGGCAGGCTTAATGTCGTGCTCGCTTGCCAAAATCGGCATGGTCAGAATATTGAATAGCGCCTCGACAGTGCCATCGCGCAGCATATCGCGGTAATCAGTGATTTTCCTCGGGCGGTTTAGCTTTATTCTCTCAGCTTCATAGTCTGTAAATACACCAGTACCAGCACTACCAATCTCGCGTAGTCGGCTGCCTGTATTTTTATCGTTATTCTTACCGCTCAAGTTTACCAGCTTCATAATTTCTCCATATAAAATACGACGCCTTTCGCGCGTCGTATATACTTACCCTGATTATATCATACTTATACTTAATCCGACCATTCATCGTCATCTAGCTCGTCGTAATAATCACCAGCGGTCTGAAAGTCTTTACTTGACACCTGATTCACTCCCTCCACCAACAATAACCGCACCGCATAAACCACCATGTCCACCATATCATCATGTGTGCCCTTCGGAAATTCAATCAACTGCTCGCGTAACGCTTGCCCATTCTGAATGTCCTTTACTATGTATATCCTGCCCGCCTCAAAGAATCGGCTCACGGCTAAGAGCCGCCGCACCTTGTCTTTATCGGGCTTCAAGCCAATGACAGGTAGTCCCG